TAATGATTCCCACCAAATATCTATATTATCAGGGGATGCAAAAAATTGTTGATCTTGTTTTTGTAATATAGGTGTTTTTTCAAAAGCAATTCTGTTTACTGTATTATTAAATTTGTTTTGATTTTCATATAATTGTATAGCTTTATTACATTCCTCTGTAGTAATGTAATTATCATACACGCTAATAAAGTTAGTGATATTTACTGTTTTTTCCATTATAATCTGTCTTTCATATTTTAAATAAGTGTTATATAAGCTATTATATGCTACAAAAATTAAAATTCAAGGCAGGATTTAATAAACAAGACACAGAGTCAGGAGCCGAAGGTCAATGGACCGATGGTGATTTTGTAAGATTTAGATATGGCTTACCTGAAAAAATAGGTGGTTGGTTACAATTAACCGCAGCTAATAAAACATTACCTGGAGCTGCCAGAGCACAGGTTGCATTTTCTAGTTTTGCAGGGGAAAAATATTCTGCAATTGGAACATCTCAAGGGTTGTTTTTATATTATGGTAATGATTTTTACGATATTACACCTTTAGATACAGCGATCACTGGAGGCACACTAACAACTGTTAATGCATCTAGAACAGTGACTATTAATAAAGGCTCACATGGTTTAGCTGTAGGACGATATGTAACTCTTTCATCAGTTACAGTAACTGGTGCATCAGATTTTACGGCTGCAGAATTAGAACAAGTCTATGAAATATTAACTGTACCTGACGTCGATAAATTTACTATTCAAGCTTCACGTGCTGAAGGAGGATCTGGTATGACAGCGGCTGGCGCTGCAACTGTTAATCCATATGTTGAAGTTGGACCAACTACACAAACCACAGGATATGGTTGGAGTACATCAACGTGGGGAGCATCAACTTGGGGCACAGCTAGAGCTACCAGTGACGTGACCCTAGATCCAGGAAACTGGAGTCTTGATAACTTTGGTCAAGTGTTAGTTGCAACTATATTTAATGGTAAAACTTTTACATGGAATGCAGGAGCATCAAATGCAAGAACTATTAGAGCATCACTAACAACCACAAATTTTCAAACTACAAACAACCCTACAGCCACCAGATTTACTTTAGTATCAGACAGAGACAGGCATTTATTTCATTTTGGAACTGAAACAACTATTGGTGATGTTACAACCCAAGATCCGATGTTTGTAAGATTTTCTAATCAAGAAGATTTAAACACATACGCACCTACAGCAACTAATACTGCAGGGACTTTTAGATTAGATACAGGAAATGAAATAAGAGCGGCCATTCAAGGTAAAGATTATGTATTTGTTATAACTGATCTTGCTGCATATGTAATTCAATTTGTCGGTCCACCATTTACATTTAGTGTTAGACAGGTTGGTACAAACTGTGGATGTATTGGTCAACATGCAGCAACGTTCGTAAATGGAGCAGTGTTTTGGATGGGATCGCAAGGTGGATTTTTTGCATTTGATGGTACAGTAAAATCATTACCATCACTTGTAGAAGATTTTGTATTTAGCACAGATGGAGATAATCTTGGATTAAATTTTAATTCAAGAGATGTTATTTTTGCGGGTGCAAATAATTTATACACAGAAGTAAATTGGTTTTATCCAAAAGATGGATCTGATCAGATTGATAGATGTGTGACGTATAATTATGCTGAAAATATCTGGACCACGTCATCATTAGATAGAACTACATATCAAGATCAAAGTGTATTTGATCATCCATATGCCACAGATTATGAAGATACGTTAACACCTGTATTTCCTGATATATTAGGAATTACAAATAAATATGGTGCTAGTATTTATTACGAACACGAACAAGGAACAGATCAAGTTAACAGCACAGCAACCACAGCTATTCCTGCTTTTATCAGATCTGGAGATTGGGATATTACATCTAGACGAAGCGCCTTGGGTCAGGCAACAGGTGTTGCGGATTACAGAGGAGATGGTGAGTTTTTTATGGCTGTCAGAAGATTTATACCTGATTTTAAATATCAGACAGGTAATGCTAAAGTAACTTTATTAGTTAGTGCATATCCGGACGATGTGGCTGTCAGCTCACCTCTTGGGCCCTTTACAGTTACATCAACAACTGATAAGGTAGATACTCGAGCCAGAGGAAGACTTGTATCTATAAAGATAGAAAACGATGGTACAGGCGAAACCTGGAGATACGGCACACTAAGATTAGACGCACAACCGGACGGAAGAAGATAATGTTTGAAACTATAGTAAACGCTGATGGCACAATTTCAATTGTACCTGTAACGCAAACTAATAATTTACCTTTTACATCTACGGCAACAATGGATGCTGCAAATCAGTTTCCTATTTTGCCTGGTAGTTCAACTCTTCCTTTAAACGCGTTTAAAAACACTGTAGCACCCATGCGTGTTAACACAGGCATTACTGCATCATCAGCAGCAATTCCTTTTGAAAAAGATCCCATAGCAATTGCACAAGGTTTTGTTAAAGGGTCGCCAAGTGATATTTCTTTCTCACCATTTGGAATTGATACTTCTTTTGGTGTAGCTAACGAAGAAGATGTTGAGCAAGTAGATTATCTAGATAGCAAACCTAATAAATTTCAAACCGGCATAGCTAAGCTATTTGAATTTTTACAAAGATTTTCACCTGCAGGTAATATAGCTAGAGGTATTGAAAGTATTAGAAATAGATTTGATACAAGAAAAGCCATTCAAAGAGATATTCAAAGAGATACTCAAGGGGAACCTATTACTACTTTTAGAAATCAAAAACAAAGAGAGCAAGACAGAATAGATGATAGAGGAAGAGGACAGATTCCTAGTCGAACAACTAGCGCACCTAAAAAATCATCTTCAGCATATTCAGAGGCGAAAAGGAGTTTTTTTAGAGACTAATGGCTAAAGTAACAAACTATATACCTGAACCAAAACAAGAATACGATGTAGAAAATCAAAGACAGATACTTGAGTCTTTAACTACACTACAGAATCAATTAAACTTTTCTTTTCAACAAGACTTGAAAAACGAACAGGACGCGTTTAATTACTTTTTATCATGAGTATAAATTATAAAAATCAAGGTTTTAAACAAACCGGCACAGGTAAAACTACTGTGCTCACTTGTCCTACAGATGGAACAATTATAGTTAAAAGTATTTATTGTGCTAACAACGATGCGTCATCCGCTATTTTAGTAAACATGAATTTTGTTGACTCATCAGATTCTAGCACTGAGTATGAATTTTTTAGAGATGACTTAGCAGCTAAGACTCAAGTAAATGCTACACCTCAGGGCTTGAATTTAGAAGCAGGAGATGCTATAACTGTGCAAGCAGCTACAGGTAGTAGTAAGATACAAGGCCTGATAAGTTATGCTTTAATAGATAGAAGGAATGAAAACGGATAATTTACCAAAGATAGATTGTACAACTATAGTAACATATAGAAATACAAAAACTGGCGAAACATATAAAGAGAAGAAAGAAGGACCTGATATTGTACAAGACGTTACTGTACAGGTAACTAATAAAGGTTTAGAAGTCTTCCAGAAAGTGATGAATGATACTACGAAACCAAAACCCTAAAGGCGGAACAGAATTACAATTTGAGTATTTAGAAAAATACGTCGACAAAAATTTATTAGATCAAGTACAGATATGTACTTCGGTCCCAGAAAAAATACCTTTGCATCCAACTAAACCAAATATACTTTGGCAAAAAAATTCTTACGATCAACCAAACTTAGCTCCCTGGTTTAATAATCCTGCTAATCATAACAAATATGACTGGTATGTTTTTAATTCACATTGGACGTATGAAAAATTTAGAGATCATTTTAAAATACCTACTAACAGATGTGTAGTAATTAAAAATGGTATTGATAAAATAGAACAAGCTAAACCTTACGTAAAAGGTCAACCCATAAAGATAATACATCAAAATACACCTTGGCGTGGTTTGTCTGTATTGTTAGGTGCAATGCAATTAGTAAAAAATCCTTTGGTTACTTTAGATGTATATTCATCTACAGAAGTTTACGGTAAACAGTTTTACGATCAAAACGATCATGAGTATAAAGAGCTTTACGAGCAAGCACATAAACTACCTAATGTTAATTATCTTGGTTACAGACCTAATCAATACATAAAAGATAATTTAAAAAATTATCACATGTATGTTTATCCAAGCACTTTTGAAGAAACATTTTGTATATCATTACTTGAATGTATGGCTGCAGGTTTATATTGCATTGTTGATGACTTTGGTGCTTTATACGAAACAGGTGCGGAGTTTCCAATGTACATACCATATGATTCTAATCATAGAGCACTTGCACAAAAGTTTGGTTTTGGTATTGAACAAGCATCATATACATTAGACCAAAAACAAATACATGATCATTTAGATTCTCAATCTAGATACGCACATATCTATTACAACTGGAATAAAATAGCTATGCAATGGACAACATTTTTAAAAGGAGTAATTAGTGCAAAATCCCAATAAACCTATTTGGTTTAACGAAGATACTTATCAAACTATTCAACAGTCTACTACTAAAGCTGAAGTAATAGATCTATCTGATCCTCAACCAGAGTCTAAGTCGCCTTGGAAGATAATGGTTTGCACACCGGTGCATAGTGAGTGTTCTATTCATTACACACAAGCATTGTTAAAGTTTCAACAAGATTGTTTAATGAGAAAAATATTAGTTAGCTTTACTTTAATGAAATCGTCTTTAGTTACACAAGGTAGAAACTTATGTGTAGCTGAAATGTTAAATCATGAAGATGGATATACACATTTATTATTTATAGACTCTGATATTGACTTTGACTTTGCAACTATTGAGACAATGTTAAAAGCTGACAAAGATGTTATTGCATGTCCTTATCCAATGAAGTCGTTAGATTGGGATAAGATATTTCAAGAAAAAGATAAAGCTCAAAACAAAGATCAACTAAGAAGACCTGGATATACATTTCCTATCAAACTAGAAGATCAAAATGCCATACATTCTAATGGTGGTATTGTAGAGGCAACACACGCTCCAACCGGCTGTATGTTAATTAAAAGAACTGTATTAGAAGGTATGATCAAACATTACCCTGAGTTACAGATATTTCAGCCTACTAATATTAATGGTAAAGAAATTAAAAAACCAAACTTTTATAACTTATTTGACACGATACATGATCCAAGCACCAAGCGTTACTTTGGTGAAGACTTTGGTTTTTGTCAAAGATGGACCGATATGGGCGGTAAAGTATATCTATATATCATGGATTATATAACACATGTGGGTGAACATCAGTTCTGTGGTAGGTTCTTTGATAACTTAAAACAGGTTGACGATAGTAAAAAAATCAAATAAAGTGTGATATTTCAGGATAAGTACGCCTGCCCTTAAACTAAATTTAGACAAAATTATGGCATTAACAGACACTAAAAAAGCAAAAGATTTCATGGCAGGAGCACCCGACATTGTACTAAAGGGTGATTTAAGACCTAAACAAGACATGCAAATGGCTTCTATGGACGACGATTACGAGACAGAATTTATGAAACTTGTAGGAGAGTTCATGGAACAAGGTTTTAATCAACAAGAAGCAATTGACGCTGCTAGAGATGAATTAGAAAGACAACGTAATAAATTTATGGCCGATGGCGGTAGAGCACAATACGGTCTAGGTAGTCTTGTTAAGTCAGTTAAGAAAGCTGTTAAGGGTGTAGTCAAAGGTGTTAAAGATAATCCTTTACTAGCCGCAGCTGCTTTAAACTTTGCACCTATGTTAGCTGGTGGATCACCTTTTGTTGGATTCGGTAAAGGTAAATTTGCTGGATCTTTATTTAATTTACCATCTATAAGTTCTGCTTTAAATTTATCTGGTGATGATAAAGGTATGGGTGCATTTAAAGACGTATTAAAAATAGGTGGAATTGGTGGTTCTATCGCAGGTTTATTAGCTAACCTAGAACAAGAAGAAGGTGAGTCCAACGAAGAATTTGGTAGAAGAAAAGCAAGAGTAAGAGATCAATTAACTGTGCAGTTTAAAAGATTAAATCCACAAAACGAAGGAGAATCAGATCAAGAATACGCTTTAAGAATAAATGCTATGGTTGAATCTGCTGATGACTCTACAATACCT